TCTGAGTTGGTTCAAGACTCCATATACGATATAGACGATGTTAAAATACTAGACTGTGAGGTAAAATATGATAAATGAAACTGATCTTGAAGCTTGGGACTACTATGACTCAGGGCAGCTTAACGACTATCAACGTGCAGCTGCACACACTGCTATCTATAAGCAGGAACATGCTATTATCTACCCTGCATTGGGACTAGCTGCAGAAGCAGGTGAGGTAGCCAATAAGGTTAAGAAGATTATGCGTGATGGTAAGTTCGACCGTGAAGCTATTGCAGATGAAGTAGGTGACTGCCTATGGTACATTGCTGCTCTGTGTCGTGACCTTAACGTGGACTTGAAGGACTTAGCTGATGCTAACCTTCGTAAGTTATATGGACGAAAAGAACGTGGTACACTAACAGGATCAGGAGACAAGAGATGAGCAACTATTTACCTACTGACTATCAGTCATTCATTCACAAGTCACGGTATGCTAAATACTTTGATGGTAAGGGACGTGAGAACTGGGATGAAACTGTTCACAGGTATATCTACGAGGTAGTCTACAAAGCCCTACCCAACAATGATTTTGACGGACCTGTAAGCAAAGAAGTTTATGACTTTGATTGGGGTGCTGTTGAGAAAGAAATACACGATGCCATCTTGAACCTAGAGATCATGCCCAGTATGAGGGCAATGATGACTGCTGGTCCTGCACTAGAACGTGATAACACAGCAGGGTATAACTGTTCATATTTACCAGTGGACGACCCTAAGTCTTTTGACGAAGCTATGTTTATCTTGCTGTGTGGTACAGGTGTAGGCTTCAGTGTTGAACGACAGTACATCACCAAGCTTCCTGAAGTACCAAAGTTGTTTGAAAGTGATACCACTATCGTAGTTAAAGATAGTAAAGAGGGTTGGGCCAAAGCTTTCCGTCAACTGTTAGCACTACTATGGGCAGGTGAGATTCCTAAGTGGGATGTCAGTAAAGTACGTCCTGCAGGTGCAAGACTAAAGACGTTTGGTGGTAGAGCTTCTGGCCCTGCTCCACTGGTTGAGTTGTTTAACTTTGCTGTATCTACCTTTAAAGCTGCACAAGGGCGTAAGCTTACATCTATGGAGTGTCACGACTTGATGTGCTTTATCGGTCAAATTGTTGTTGTAGGCGGTGTACGTCGATCAGCTATGATTTCTTTGTCTAATCTATCAGATGACCGTATGCGTCATGCTAAGTCAGGGCAATGGTGGGAGACTGCAGCACACCGTGCACTAGCTAACAATTCAGTATCATACACAGAGAAGCCAGATGTAGAAACATTTATGCGTGAGTGGACTGCACTGGTTGAATCTAAATCAGGTGAAAGAGGAGTGTTCAATCGTGAAGCATCCAAGAAACAAGCTGCAAAGTATGGTAGACGTGACTCTACGTATGACTTCGGAACCAATCCGTGTTCTGAGATCATCCTTCGTCCTTATCAGTTCTGTAATCTTACAGAGTGTGTTGTCCGTGCTACGGATACTATCGACGATCTTGCTCGCAAGGTACGATTGGCTACAATCCTTGGAACAATCCAATCAACCTACACCAAGTTCCCATACTTGCGAAAGGTGTGGCAACGAAATACCGAAGAAGAACGATTGCTCGGTGTGTCTCTCACAGGGATAATGGATAACCCATTACTTACTACAAAGAATGCTGCTCTTGAAAAAACTCTTCGTCATCTGCGTGAAGTTGCTGTTGCTACTAATGCTGAGTGGGCTGATCGTCTCGGTATCCCTGTATCTGCTAGTATCACGTGCGTTAAGCCAAGTGGCACTGTCTCTCAGCTTGTGGATTCAGCATCTGGAATCCATGCTCGCCACTCACGGTTTTACATTAGGACTGTTAGAGGAGACAACAAAGACCCTCTTACTCAGTTCATGAAAGATCAAGGCATTCCTAGTGAACCTTGTGTGTTTAAGCCTGACACTACTACAGTGTTTAGCTTTCCACAGAAGTCACCTGATAATGCTGTGACTCGTAACGACATGACAGCTATCGAACAGTTAGAGATGTGGTTAAGCTATCAAAGAGCATGGTGTGAGCATAAGCCAAGTGTAACTATCTCAGTACGTGATTCTGAATGGCTGGACGTAGGTGCCTTTGTGTACAAACATTTTGATGAAATGTCTGGTGTATCGTTTTTGCCACACTCTGATCACACCTATCAGCAAGCACCCTATCAAGATTGCAGTAAGAGAGAGTACGAAGAACTACTGTCATCAATGCCAAAACGTATTGACTGGTCTAAGCTGTCTGAGTATGAGCAAGAAGACAACACTGTAGCAATGCAGACAATGGCTTGCTCTGGTGACTCATGCGAAATCGTAGACCTAACATAGGTGCTGTGCCTTCACCCTGCATACTCATCTGTCAAATAAAAGATGGAGAGTGTGTAGGGTGTAAACGTACAATAGACGAAATCAGAGACTGGATCATTATGTCAGAGTATGAACAAAAGAAACTCTTATGCGAACTGAAGTGGAGAAAAGATGTACGTGATAATAACACGTGACCAATGTAACTTTTGTGATAATGCCAAAGCATTGTTAAAAGGAGTCAATCAAAGCTATGTAGAATATAATATACAATCTGCAAGTAGTAAGTGGTTGCTTTACCTTTTGAAAAGGTCTAGTATCACTACAGTACCTCAAGTATTTAATAGCCAAGGTACACACATCGGTGGTTACACAGAACTAAAGGAGTATCTGGAACATGAAAAGAACAAACAGACCATTTAGTAGATCTCTATATGAAGCTTACGACAAACAAGCTAGAGATGTGTTAGTAGAGTACTTATCTAACAAAGGCCACAAGATTGTGAGTGACGAAGAAGACTATAACGTAGATGTCGTATCTCAAAAACATGGCTATACTTACTTCAACGAAGCAGAAGTTAAAGTTGCTTGGAAAGGTGATTGGCCAACTGGTTGGGAAGAGATACGCATCCCTGCACGTAAACGTAGGTTAATTGAGAAATACAAAGAACAGAATGGTGTTCTTAACTTCTATGTTTTCAATCATGATCTATCTAAAGCATGGAGAATCCGTGATACCCTTATGACAGATGATACCATCAAAGAAGCTAGTGGTAGGAACATTTGGAAAGGTGAAACATTCTTTCACATCCCCTATACAAAAGCAGAGTTGGTTGAACTATGAACGTAGAAAACTTTCCAGAAAAGCCTAAACGTACTAGACGAAAGACAAACTACAAAAATGCTGCAAACAAGCAGGTGTCAGGTTTGGTTCCTAGAACCAATAAACAGAAAGATTTGATTGAAGCTCTCAAGAGTTCCAGTCAAATCCTAATACTTGGCCCTGCAGGAACAGGTAAGACGTATGTAACAGCTACTTATGCAGCTGATATGTACATCACCAAACAGATTGATAAGATCGTTATTACAAGGCCTCACGTGGCTGTAGGTAAGGACTTAGGTTTTCTGCCAGGTACCCTAGAGGAAAAGACTTACCCCTGGGCATTGCCTGTCCTAGACGTTCTCACAAAGCATTTAGGTAAGGGGTCTGTTGATACTGCTATCAAGAATGGTAACATTGAGATGGCACCACTTGCTCTCATGCGTGGTCGTAGTTTTGATGATTCATTTATTATCGTTGATGAAACACAAAACATCACCACTCACGAATTAAAAATGTTATTGACTCGTGTTGGAGAAAACAGTAAGATCGTCCTCAATGGCGATGTACAACAGTCTGACTTAAAAGAAGCTGATGGTTTATCTAAGATCATCCATCTTGCTAAGAAGCACATGTTACCGATACCAATCATCGAGTTTGGTATTGATGACATTATCAGATCAGACATATGTGCTGAGTGGGTAAAAATATTTATGAAGGAGGGACTATGAAAAAGATTGAGTTTCACAACGTTGTGCCAACAGACAACGTAAACAATCCTAAGCACTACGGTCAAGGTGACATCGAGTGTATTGACTATATCAAAGACATCTTAACAGATGAAGAGTTGATTGGTTACTATCGGGGTAACGTTGCTAAATACCTACACCGATGGCGATACAAAAATGGTCTAGAAGACTTGAAGAAAGCTCGTTGGTATCTTGAAGCTTTAATTCAACAACAGTCACGGAAGTAACATGGAAGTAAAGAAACCTAGAGGCAGACCACCTAAAAAGAAAACCCTTGAGCAAGAAGCCCAAGAGTTTCGAAAAAATAAAGTTCCTGCTGAACCACCTATGACAGCTAGAGTATACCTTGCAGGTCAAGCACTTGCAGGGTTACTTGCTGCACACAGAGGTGGTTACGTTAGGTTTGAAGATATACGACGAGAAGCTTATGAGTGGGCAGACAAAATGTTAGAAGATAAAGGTTAGGGGTTTATGCCCCTACCTTAAATCTCTAAAGATACCATCATCTCTATTTTCAATAATGAACAAGATGTACTTAAGTTTCTCAAGTCCACCTTCCATTGTTTTAAGGTCTTCTATTTCACCATCGTAGTTTGCAATTTTTTTAGCATCTTCGATGTATCTCTTTTGCTTAGACATAACTTTATTCTCTAAGCTTAGAAGTTCATCATCTTTTTTAGTACTTCTTTCGAAGACTTCTCTGGCCCTTCTACGGGCCTTTTCTTTTACCCTAGCAGCAATCTCTAACCTAGTGTTTAGGTCTTGGTTAAAGAAGTCGTTTTCTTCAATAGCTACTGATGACTCGTAGTTTAGAATATCACTAATAATAGAGTCCATTCTGTTTTTATACTCTGGTGTACCATTCCATCTTATACCAGCCCAAGACTGTTCACCGATAGACCCAAACAATCTTTCAGATGGTGTCATAGGTGCAGCTGATCTAGCTCCTCCAATAGTACGACCAATGTCTACAAACTCGTTACCTTCTCCACGAGTTGCTGTTTCTCTTTTAGGGGCATCCTTACCATACCCAAAGATTTTATCGACGTATCTCAAAGAGTCGTTAAGAATCTTATTACCTTGTCGTCTATCCATCTGACTAAAGTCATCGGTAATAAACATAGCAATTTGATTTGCTGGTTCTAAGAATCGAGTACTACCAGATGCAATCCGTGATAGACCACCACCAACAATCTCAAAAGACTTCTTCAACGTCTTGTCGCCATCAGCTTCAAGTACTGTCTCGTATAAATCTTTTAGTGTATTATATACTTCCCCAGAATCTCTAAACGTTTGTGAAACTAAGACAGAGAATGCTTCTTCTTTTAGTGCAGGTGGTACTTTACCATCCACTTCAATATGAGCAACCATTTGTGAAAGAAGCTCTACATAGCCACCAGGAAATTCGTAAGTTTCTTCTCTTAGTGATCCATCAGGTAGCTGAGTTCTATTCCAAGGTATGCCATTTTTAATCTTTTGTTTAGCTTCATCTACGTTAGACTGACCATTTCCTTTTGGCCCATACAGTAATCCAAAACCAACTATACCTTTAGCCATCAGTTCTAAGCTTTCATCACTATAGAACTCTTTAAACTGACCCTTATAGCCGTTGTAGACAATGTGTCTAGCAGCATTAAAACCACTGTAGTCACCTAGTGTAGCTGTAGCTGTGTTAAAGAACCTACCAAAGGGTAGTACAAAACCACCACCTGCAGAGTTTGAAAATCTTTCAACACCTTTGGCAATACTCAGAAAGAATCCATTACCTTTACGTTGTGTCCAAGATGTAGAGTAGGTCTCTCTATTAGCTCTTTGTAGTGCTGGCTCTTGTACCTTTTCCATAAACTCTTGACTAAACATCTTTGAAAATGCATCTGGTTGAGACATAAACTCGTTATGTGTCATACCATAATGCTTCATAATGTTTTGATCAAAAGCACTGTAGAAAGACAACATCTTAGTTGTCTCATCCTGCAGCTTAACACCCATAGCTGTTTGAAGTGCATCAATAGCCTTCTCAGATAATTGATTTACTTTAGCATTAGGATCAAGGTTCAATCTTTCCATAATCTTAATGGTGTCTACACCACCAGCTCTTTCTGCAAAAAGTTTTTCTGCAATGTCTGGTTTAACTGCAATCAGATTTTGAGCAGCTGCAATAGTTGCATCATAGTCTATAATATTTACACCACGTCTAGCTGCACCAAGTATAGAACCTTTAGCACCTGTTACATCACCTTTAGCTAACAACAGTGGCGAAAGAACGACATCAGAAATATTATTCATAGTTGTCGTATATGCCCAACCTTTAACGTTGAGTCCAACTGTAGATGGGTGTGATGTAACAAGTCTTTTCCACACAGATTGAATATACTTAATTCTGTCTGCGGGAGTTGCACCAACTTTTTTATTTGTTTCACCTGCTAAGTTTAACATATCCTTAACAGTAATTTCATTAGGATCTTTACTTAAGAAGTCTGATAAGACTCGTCTGTTATACAAAGTTTTACCAGCAAATCTACCACGGTTAAGGAACCAAGCAGATAGATCTTCAGCATTTTTAATTCTATTGATAGATGTAGGTAGTTTACCAAATTGGGATCTAAAAGATTTTTTATAATCCTTGATGATATCATCAGGTAAATACTTTAAGGCATCTGCAAAGAACTTAGAAACATTGTCATTTTTTTCTCTAGGTACGAAAACAAATCCAGCATCTGCCATGCTCTTAGCAAAGCCATTTTCATTAAACATTAGTGTAACTTCAAAGAAGTCTTCTTGCATGGTAGGACTACCAGCAATATCTTTTTTAGTTACTTGTTCTGCAGCTTCACCCCTAGCTTGCATATAAGGTACAAACTCTTCAAGTTCTAGATCATCTTTAAACCTTTGCAGTACACCACGAAGGTTTGAGGACACTTTGTCCAAATCAACATTGGACATAACAGCTTCTTCAATTTCATCAGCACCCTTGTTTCCATGTAATGTATATACATTTAGATATTTTTCAAAAGCTGTGTTACCTGCCATAGCAGACTCTGTGAGGCTTGAAACACCTTTTTTAGCCGCAAGGATTGATGGTATTACTACAACGCCTACAGCTGCCCCTACAGACTGGGGTATACTGTATTTTTGCTGTACACCAGAACCAATCTTTAGTCTTTGGTAGGTGTAGTCCGCACCAACAGCCGCAGTCATATCAACGGAAGTAGCTGCAGCAGCAGCTTTAAACTTACTTCTACCTACTTGCTTGAAGCCTTCTGCAATAACTTTACGTTTAACTTCTCTTGCAGCCTCTTCTGATATACCCTTTTTAAGAGCAGCCTTAGCTGCTTCTTTAGCCGCAGTTCTAACTGCAAAAGCACCACCTTTTGCACCAGCTGCAGTAAATATACGACCTACACCAAGGCCTAGTATAGTTGTAGGGTCCCATACAGCAGCTCTGACGTAATCTCTTACACCATCACCCATTTCTCTCCAAGTGGTATCATCACTCCAGATGCTTGGCATAGAGTCAAACAATTCAAAAGATGCACCCATATCTCTTTTTTGTAGATCGGTAGCACCTGCAAACCATGCAGCATCATTACCAGTGGTTACTGTTTGACCACCAGCAAGAGACCGCATCCAGTTCTGCCACTCTTCAAACACTTCCTCATCACTCAAGTCTCTGTCGTACTTATAATCAAGTGTGTAGTTGTTCCTAGTGTCTTCACTGAAACGAGACTTCATGATGTTTCTGATCGTACGAACAAGAGTGGGGTTTTTTAGGATAGCCTCTTTGTTCATTGGACCATCTAAATCTTTTAGTTGTTCCATAACAATGGTGTAACTATCCAGATCAGATTCTTCTGCTGGAGATTTCTGAACGGCTTCAGAAACACCTAATGTATCGAAAAGGCGTCTTGGTGGTTCTTGTTTTGCAGGTCCGAGAGTATCAAAAATAGAAGGCCTATTTTGAATTGTTTTCTCTTCCTCTTGCTGTTGTACTGGAGAACCCAGTGTATCGAAAATACTATTAGCCAATTTAGCCACCTAAAGCAGTATCAATAGTTGCCTGAGTTAAAGGCAGTATCTGCCCACCAAGTATAATTGTATCACCCTCTTTTAATATTCCAACTCTAATAGCCCTAGCTAAAAGCTCTTCACCATACTCATCCATAGTGAATGAAAGTGCTGCATTACCTACAATCAAATTCATTTTAGGTGCAATTCTACGGTCACTTTCAGCAAGTGTAATAGCAGTTTCAGCACCAATAAGTTTTTGGGCTGGAAGTAGATTATCATTTTCCAAAGCTGCTAAAGCTTCGTCAATGGCAGTTGCCATACCTTCATTAACTTGTTGACCACTACTTTGAGCTTGAAGGATCATATCCTTTTCTGTTGTAAGAGCACCCAACAATTGATTTTTATACAAAGTTCTATACTGAGTTACCTCAGTAGGGGTCAAAGACTCCATAGGTTTAGCAGCTGGAGTAATGGTAACTGAGGTATATGTTTCTGGTTCTAGATATGTTTCTAGGTAGTCATTCCAATTTAATCCTGGAACAGGTGAATCACCTTCTAGATCAACTCCAGCTAGTTCAGCAAGTTCTTCAGCATTAAATGGTTTTTTGTCTTGTACAGTAGTTACGTAAACTTCTTCAAACAAACTTTCTGATTGTTCTGGACTCCAGTTTAAACCCGCAGAAGTTGCCCTATCTCTACCATCAGTAATAATCTTAAATGCTTGATCCAAAGTTTTAGTGTCTGCATTTGAAAGTTTAGTTACAAGCTCACTACCCTCTGGAAGTTGAGTCTTAATAGCTTTTAACAAACTTTGTTTTTCTGCACTAGTTTCAACAGAGTTTTCACTTGATCGACGACTAGATCTTCCACTACTATAAGTTGAAAGAAAATTTTGCATAGTCTTTAGACGATCTAAACCTAACTGCTCTTCAGCTAAGTCTAGCCTAGCTTGTTGTAGTGCTCGATCTTGTCGAGACTCTTTCATGGCTTGAACGTCTTTCCAACCTTGGTATAGGCCTTGATACACACCCATTATGCAGTCCTCCGTGCCATAAGACCTTTAGGTTTTTCTTCCTGCATAGGTTCTTCCTGTGGAGCTTCTTCCATAGGCATAGACTCTTCTAGAGGAGTTAGGTCAATTTCATCTGTTTCTTCGTATTCAGCAAGAATTTTTTCCGCAGCTCTTTCATTCAAAGAGTATGTAAGCTGTTCGTCAGAAAGTTCCTCATCTTCAAAACCATCATCATACTCAAGTCCAGCTGCTTCAGCTAATCCGACAATATACTCATGAATTACTGGTGCAATAATCAATGACACATCAAGAGTGTGCTGACCATCAGCTACAGCACTGCGAAGGATACCTTCAGTTATCATGGTAACATCAAGACCAAGTTCGATGAATTGCAAGATAGCTTTCATCTTCTCAGGTTTTTGAAGTCTGTCCATGTGCCACAGCAGGGCATCTTCTGGAGCATCATACTCAGGGGGGTTTTCCCAGTTAGCATTTTTTGGTTCAGATACTAAAGACTGTCCTGGAATTGGTGCACTAAACATTACTTATTTCCCTAGATAGAATTTTGATTTATTAAGTCTAGCTGACGCATTTGGTTTAGCTGGCCTCAAATAGGAGTCAGTAAATATTTTTGATGCTTGATTAACATTACTAGTGTTTTCAAGCCTCATCAAAACTTTTTGATAATAAGGGTCAGATTTAAACTCATGGACCAAGAAGCCTAAGTTTGCTTCATAGGATTTAGGGTTTAAATTGTTTTCTTTAGACCACTCCATAAATTTCACACGTCGAGGACCAGTCCACTGCAGTACTCCTGCACCACCTTTAGATCCTTTTACCAGTGGATCTAACTCTTGGAAGAACTGAAAGTCTCCTGTTTCGTAGGCAGCATTGCCAGCAATAGCAGCAGCTACGTGATCATCTATACCAAGAGCCTCTTCTAGGTCTTGTTTTAGTTTAATACCTGAATCTTGACCAGATTCAAAAAGAAAACTTTCAACCTTAGAATCTGCATCAGGAACTTGACCCATCAGATTTTTCAACTGATCGTTGTTTTCGTAAACCTTTTGCAACATATCATTGATGAAATCTTCTGATAAAGTTTCCTCTGGTTTACTAACTCTTCTCATAAGAGCATCACCAGTTTCTCTGATACCTTCCCCACTTAGAAGTTCAGAGTCTACAGAAGTATCACGACGATAGAAAGATGAGATAGGTTCTGTACCTCTTACTTGCCTACGTAAGGCACCCTCTTCTCTAGCAGTTCGACTTTGTTTTAGTCTCTCATGGTATTCAGTTGACATATTATCTTACCTTATCTGAATAGAATGTTTGCTATTAATGCCCACTTAGATGTTTCTTCTGCATCAGCCCTTGCCTTAGCATACTCATCATACTTTTTATCAGCCATAATTAGCTCAAAAGCACGTTGTTTTTCATCCTCAGTAGCTTTAAAAGCATAGTCCATCAAGTCACGTTCACGTTGCCACAATTGATCCAAAGCAGCTGTGGTAATAGCATTTACATTCTTTGCTTTTTCCATGTTAGCTTGGTTTTGTGCAGCAGTGTTAATTGTAGCTACATTTTGTCTCCACTGAGCATTTGCCTGTGCAACAACTAATCTGTTAGTAGCATTAAACTGATTACGTTGATTTTTAACTGATGCATTAAACTGTCTTGCAGCATTCTTCTGACCTGCATTAAACTGCCTAGTAGCATTTCTTTGTGTGGCATTAAATTGAGATACCTGTGTTCTCAAGTTTGCCATAAACTGCCTTGTTTGGTTTTCAGAAGCAGCATTAAATTGAGCAGCAGCATTTGTAGCAGCAGCATCTGTAAAGATAGACTGAGCAATAGATTGTGCTTTAAACATTTCAGCTTGTTGCTGATTGCTTAAGTTAGCCATATCCATCTCTAAGAATGCTTGAGCATTTTGAACAGCAGCTTGTTGCTCATTCGACAAGTTCTGTTGTTCTAGTTGAGAGATAGACGCAGCTTGAGCCATAACCATAGCTTGTCTATTATTTAGATTTGCTAACTGCATTGTGTTAGCTGCACGAGAGTTTTCAAGTGCTACCTGCTGTTCAGCAGTAAAGTTCATATCTGCTATATCAGCAATACGAGATGCATTTTGAACTCTTGCTTGGAATGCTTGGTCAAACTCTTGGCCGATAAACTGAGCACGTTGTTGTGCTGCAAGCATAGCACGTTGTTGTCTGTTCGACAAGTTCTGCATTTCAAACTGTGCTTGAGTTTGAGCATCTGCCATAGCAATAGGTAGTGCAGATTCCATTGCAGCTTGTACAGTAGCCTGACCTGCAATAGACGAAGCACCAAGACCTCTTGCTGCCATCTGCCCCATAGCAGCTCTCATAGCACCAGCTGCCCATGCAGGTGTCTGACCACCTTCAAAGTCTTGCATCAAATTAGATAGCTGCTCTTGTACCATAGTTTGTTGGGATGGTTGAGCAGTTGCAGCTTGAACTTGTTCTGTAAATGCTGCAGCAGTTGCCGCATCAGCAGCACCAGTAATAAGTTCACCCTGTTGAATTTGTCTTTGAACAGGGTTGTTCATCATAATGGCTGTACTTTGCTCGGCTTGCAAATTTTGTACAGCACTTGTCGTCGGGTCCATTGTAGCTGCTTGAGCAAGAGCTTGCGGGTCTACGGCACCTTGTGCTCCTTGTACACCTTCCATAGCTGTTGTAATATCAGCTTCTGTTCCTTGTGCCTGATACGTCTCAGTACCAATCTGACCAGGGGCTTGTGCTGTTGCAGCTGGACCTGCAGTAGCAGCAGTCATAGTAGCTGCTGGACCAACTTGACCAGTACCTGCAGCCATAGTAGTTCCTGGTGCATTAGGATCAATCTCAGATACTTCTGTTTCAGTAACTAGAGATGCTGGATCTGTGTAAGCTGCAGTAGCCATCTCAGATTGAGCAGTTTGCATTTCTGCAGCAGCTTCAGCTTGAAGAGTCTGAATTTGATTTTCTAATTTTCGAATCTGCTTATTAGCAGCTTTAATAGCTTTTTGAGCATTGGTGTATTTGGTATTCTTTTTTTCAAAAGCTTTTAGTTTTTCTCGATACTCAGCAAAAGGCTTGTTTAGGTTAGCCAACATTGCTTTTGCTTTAGCAGCAACTTTTGCTTTAACTTTTGGGTTACTAAAATAGGCTGTATATTTTTTAGCTTTTGTTACACTATTTACCAGTACGCCACGTTGACGACCACCACTAACCTGATTATAAGCATGTTTAAACTTGCCTGGATTTTTTGGTTTATTAGTAGGTTTTTTTACACCCTGTAGTTGTTGAATCTTTTGCTGTAACTTAACTAGCTCTAGTTTTTTAGCATTTAGTGTATTAACCTTAGAGTTTCCTTCAGGTGCAAAAACTGCTCCACTAGTAAAACTAGTGTTAGGCATAAACATGTTTGGAAGTGTGTATTTCATATTAGGAAATCTCTTTAATTATATTATAAACTACTTTGTTAGAAGAGTCAAGAACTACCATTTACCTTGATTTTTGCCTACGAGGTACAAGACAAATAGAACCACTGCTAAACCTGTAATCAAAGCTAAGATACCGACAGTCCATTCAATGATACTTTGCTTTATCTGTTGTTTACGGAACTCGTGTTTCTTCTTTTGCTCTCTCATGTCCCTGAGAATGTCTTTGTACTCTTGTAATCCTGTTGGACCGTGTACAAACTGTATCATATTCTCAAGTTCTTTCTTAAGTTCTTGACCTTTTTTCTTTGCGGCAAAAGCTTCAGCAGCTTCTTTCTCTAAGCTAGATCCAAACGACTTATACCAAGGTGGATTCTTAGCTCTACGTTCAGCTTCGTTTAAGTCAGCCCAAGCACCTGCAAACTTAGTCATAGCTTGTGAGGTATCTCTACCTGCATTAATTAGCTGTCTCATTTGACCTACTGCAGTAGATGCGACAGACAAAGCTGTTAATGGATCAATCATAGGGTTATCTTTCTAGGACAAATAAATTCTGGATGAACCCTATAGTATTTTGTTTTATCGTCAGGGCATTTGTAAGTACAAGATTTATAAAAACCATCGTAGAAACTATGACCAAACCCTACAATGAATATTAGACAGGTCATTTAGCAAAAGCATCATCAAGAAGTATGATCTCTAGCCTTTGCACCTGTAGCTGTAAATCATTAGTTGTTTTAATGTTCCAACCAAGTAAGGCTATAAGGGATGCGGCAAGTACACCAGCTAATGCTTTATTATCCATGTTACTTTTCCGCAACCCTATTCCTGCGAACTAAAAAGTCTTCCCACATAGGCTTAATCATTTTGTAGTTCTCTTCCACCTTGTAAGTGATGACTGCCATATTAGCATTCATCTGATACAATTGGAAAGAACCCCAACTTAATAACCCTAGTGCTAGAACACCTAATAGTTGCTCAGGTTTCATTTAGTCTGCCTCGTCTGCTACTTCTTCAGTTTCTACAGATTGTGCTAACGCAGCCATGAATGCATCACGTCCTACTGATAGCTGATCTAAGTTAAACTTAGTTGATCGAATCTTACGTTCTAGATCAGTGATATGGTTAATGATAACCTTTTGTTGATCTGTAAGCTGATCTTCAGTGTATTTTTTGTCGTTGATTGTAATGACGTTTGTTTGTTTCTCTGTCATTTTTAACCTTCCTTTTCTTTAGATTGCTTCTAATGCATCAAGTCTTGCCTTGATTGCGGTTTGCTCTGTTTCCAGAGTTTCAATTCTCTCCATAGCTTCTTGCAGTGCTTTGACTGCTTTCATGTAAAGAATAGAATACTTGACACTATAGTGTTCTATCTGATTACCGTCTGCATCTAAGACTGGGTTATCCTCGTCATCTTTTTTAAAGTGTTGCTTTACTAGACCACCCATACCCGCAGCCTGTAAGTCTTGAGCAATCACACCCAACTGGTTTGGCGCATCTAGGCCTTCTTCAATCCAAGAGTATTTCTTGACCTGAACAGCTTTAATGTCATCCCACTGAGAGCCACAGGCAGTAATATTTTCCTTTAGTCGTTTATCCGATGTACCACCATATGAGTTGGTTGCACTTCGGAAGTCGCCATTTTCTTCTATTTCAGATTTAGTCACACCTCGACGTTCATGCAACCAAACATAGTCACCTGCGGTTCCATCTCTAGCTTGCATTCTTACGGTGGTATCATTTGATCCACTTCCAGTGTGGTAAATGATAATAGCTTCCTCGGTAGAAGTATAAACATTACCGTGGCTTCTGCCTACTCTAATACCACCATTTCTAAGATAGATATCACCTGCATCATCTAACTGCATAGACCCTTCTGAGCCATTTTCGTATGCATTAGCTACGGGATAAAACTCTAGGTTTGCGTTACCAGTACCGTCATCACAAGTGGCAATCATGCCCCCGAATTTATCAGCACCGGCGTCATTGGTTTTAAATAGGTAGCCACCGACATAGTCTCCTGCAACAACGGCAGTGTCTGATCTACCTGCAACAAACTGTGTACCACCAGTAAAGAAATTAACAAAACTACGTTTACCAGCATTAAATGAGACTGGAATGTGACCCGCAGGGTCTGTAACGGACATGCCCACGTTGCTGTTAGAGCCATCCACAAAGAAAGCTGCTGTATCGTTGCCACTTTCAACACGGAAGTCAATGTCTTTACTGTCTTCGTTAAAAACAGCTTCTGTTGCACCTATCTGAAAAGCATTACTAAGTGAATTGTTTTTCCGAATGTAAAACTCTTGACGACTATCTTCAGTTCCATCAGTCACATCTGTTATTTTTGCATAGTGAGTGGCGTAAATAATAGTTTCATCTGCACTATTTTTTCCAGCAAAATGTATAGAACCTAAATAGTCATTGTCGGCAGGGGAAGGTGAGTTTCGTAATAAATATACATCTGGCCCAGTAGATGCACTGTCATTCGTACATTCTAACTGGAACATAGCAGGATTTGAAGTAGAGTTAGATGTTATATGCAAAAGGCTTACAGGATCAGTCTCGTTTATGCCAATATTACCAGCACTGTCAATCACCATACGTTGTGTTCCAGTGTTTGCACCATCAGCAGTAGTCCAGAACTCTAAACTACCAGGCATATCGTCAACACCAGGAGTGCCATCAACACGGGCTATAATTTGAGCACCTATAGATGCAATGTCCGTACCGTCTGCCCCATAAAAGTTAATTGAACCAAGTTGGTCGTTGTCCTGAACAATAGTAACATCACCCTTGGTGGATGCTCTTGATCTAGCAAAACGTAGTGCTGGCCCTGATGATGTGTTCTGGTTTCGTAGAATACCTATAGAAGATGTTGCACCAGTTGTTCCAACAACTTGCAATGGTGGAGGCGTGGCTGAACCAATTCCTTGTGCTGTATGGTGACCCACAATAACAACATCACTCGCCGCATCGGTCACAAACAGATTAGATTCTGAGCTACCTTCAATGCGGAAATTAACGTCATTACCAGGTTCGTTGATAACAACCTGACCGTCAGTACCACCAGTGTCACCTCGCAAAGTGAGCATCTGACTTCCACCGCCATTACCTAAAACGTTAAAGGTTAAACGACCTTTTTCTGCACCATCCGTTGCATCTTCGATAAAGGCTTCAATCTTGGCGTACTGGTGTTTGCCGCCGCCATCATCTTCACCACTAAAGTAAATCTCACCGATAGAATCATCTGCTGCTGGTGTAGAAGAGTTGCGATATAGATCAAGAATTGGGCCGTTGTTTGCACCACTGTCAGTACCTTCAACCCGTAGTACGATAGGCTGTCCACTACCTTTTAAGTGTAGGTTGGCAGAAGGACTAGATTCACCGATCCCAACATTACCACTGCTGTCGATACGCATGGCTTCTGAGTTATCAACGTCAAACCTAATATAGCTATCTGCCGCCTCATCATTATCATCTGCACCAATTCTCAAAACACCTCCAACGTTTCGGATACGTGCTGTAGCACTTCCATCTACCATATCAAAGTTATGACCATTGCCACTTGTAGTGATTTCTAGGTGTGTACCTGTTGACGAGCCTGCGTCTACGGTCAAAGTCCCCGTGATGTCTAGAGTATCAAGATCACTATCAAACCTAAATGCTTCAGTAAGGCTACCATTACGCATTGAGTAGAATACTAAGTCAACCTCTTCGTCTGTTGGTGTTAAACCAGTTGTTACAATACGAATAGCACCGCCAGTTTCTACGTTACCAGCAGCAGTTTCTACTTGGAACTGCATACCGGTACCAATACCCACAGCAGGAGTACCACTAGACTGAGCTTTAAGGGTTAGTGTATTAATAACTGCGTTTGTTGTAGCACTCTCAACGTCCACAGTAGCAGTTTGACTAAAGGTTACATTGCCACCAGAAGAAATAGTAATAGCATCAGCATCTGAGTCAGAACCGATTGTAGCACCATCATCAATTAGGATGTCTCCAAGAGTAGCTGTACCACTTGCATACAAATCATTAAACTGAACTAGAGCAGTACCTATATTAAGTCCATTATTGGTGCTAGGTCTTACTTCGTTAGCAGTTGCAACAAACTCTTGGGTTGGACCAAGCACAGTAATAGCAGCACCTTCAGCAGATGTACCATCGTGTGTGTGACCTGTAGAAGAATTAAAGGCAGCTTCAACTGCGTCAAATTCCCCATCAAGATCTGCCGCATCAATAACGTTACCGTCAGCAATGTTGTTTGCGGTGTCGTTTCTTGTGTAACCTGTTCCCATAGTAATTTACCTTCTTGTATTTGTGCCGTATTCTAGAGTTATAGCATCGAGAGAAAATGGAGGATCTGTACCATCTGATGTGTACTGTAGAGAGGCAACAAAACCTGATCCTACTAGTTGAGTTTCAAAAAGTGTTAAAAGTTTAGTACTGTATACTGCTGATCCACCGAATGTTGATGAACCATAAAAAGCTACTTGTCCTGTAGCATTGTTAAGGTTTATTTTATTAGGTTGAATACTGTCTTTTTGGTCAAAGTCTAATTTCAAACTAACATCAAATGTTACACCACCTTGTGGATCTGTGTATAAAAACATTTTGTAAAATGTCTTACGAACTCTTGGATCTGTAAGTGGCATAAATGGTGTAGAAAAGTTAGCTTTTATGTTTGATCCATCAAAGCTGTTACCATTTTCCATTTGGTATAAATAACCATCGTTATTAGCAAACACAATAGTTTCAGCATTTTGATAGAATCTACTGTCTGCTACATAGGCTCTGATACCCCTAAGTTCTGCCCAGGCCATACCTTCACCACCTTGACCTGCAAACTGAGTTCCTAGAATACCTTCTGCTGAAGATTTACCTATGTTGGCATTATACCCTAAGATTCTATACTGAGACTTGTTACGAATAACAACACTGCTAAAAGATGTATTAGAGCTTACAAACTCTGTGACTTTATCTTGAATGTCTTTTGATACGACACCTAATCCAAAGTCACCAATTCTGTCTGTGCCACTTAATAGCCGTAGACCATCTGGGCCAAGGAACATTACATCCCCACCAATCTCTTGAATAGTGTCAACATCAACACAGCCAATATCTGCTGTAATAGGTTGTAGCTGAAAGTCTGAGATAGTGCTGCCAACAATACGTAGTATAGAAGATTCAGTAAAAATAATTAACTGTTCTCTAAATACTATTAGCCCTGTAATGTCTGCTCCTACAGATATTGTACCAGCACCTGCAGCAGCTGTAAAGTCATTATCTGTAAAAGGTGCTGTAAAAGTTAAAAGATTATCTTTACCAAAAAATAGTTGATTCTTAAAACTAGTTACAAATTTTGCACCGTTTACATCGGATGGTGCATCATCAAGTGCTGTAAAAGTAGTACCATCATATAGTGCAGGTACGTTAGTACCATCTACTATAGCTATTTTTTCTGTTCCAGTATAGTTATACCTAGCAAATCTTGTTTTACCAGCATTTTCTCTTGACGTACTTAAAAAAGTTATAGCAGCATTATCTGCTGGAGAGCTATCAAGAGCAGGGTCAATAGTGAGTGTAGTTGCACCAGAAGTTACCGTAGGTGCTGCAGTAATAGTGTATATTAAATCTACACCATCAATCTTAAAAATGTCACCTAACTGTGGATCAGAATCTATGCCATCAATATCTAGACTTGAACCAGTTTGAGATGCACCATTAACTAAGACAGTACCATATGAAGGGACATTAATCATAGAGTAGCCATTACCACTCGTCTTATATAAATCCTCATTCTTAGCTACGATTACACTGTCTAGAAAAACTCCACAACCAACGGCAAGGTAATTTGAGTTAGTAGATACAACCTTTACGTCATCACCATTACTTGGATTTACTACCATTGTTTGATCAAGGGTAAGAGTAGCTCTATTTACTGTGTCGTTAAATGAAACAGTAGCAATAGTGTACCTAAACGACAGAACAGCATCATCTTCTGGGGCTATTGCAATAGCAGGTGTAATTGTTAATGTAGAGGCTGTACCAGACAAAGCTGTAGCAGAGCTTACTGTATATACAGTTGTATCACCAGCTATGGTAAAAGTATCGTTGGCTGAAGGGGCTACGTCAAGGTTATCTACATCAAGGCTTGTACCAGTCTGAGTTGCCCCAGCTACTGCCCCACCTTCCATAGAAATAACATCATCAGCTTCTGGTGTTTCTCTCACATTAGCAAGAATAAGGTTAGTTCCAGTTTGTCCATCGCCGTGAACTACAGGAGCACCATAGGGTGGTATAATCTCCGAATCATATTTATCATAACCTAAAATTCTTCTGTAACCACCTTCAATAGATGGTTCAAAGTTTCTCAGAGTACGAGCAGAGCCAGGCATGTTGATACCTTGCTGCAGTGGACTCATATTAGTTATAAGACCACCACTAAACTGAATAGGGAATGTCTGGCGTGTTGTAGGCATCTATTAAGAAACTCTAGTTAGGTTTGATATTGTAGTGTTTACAACAGTTGACCGTAAGTAATCATAACGGTTAATGTACAGACTTCTCATCTGTTTAATCTCTTGCTCAAAACGTTGTTGCATCATTGCAGCTTCTTGACTTTCACCTCTAAACATGTAGGCAAAATGCATAGCTCCATTGATGATAACATATCTAAACTGTTCAGGAATACTCGGAACATCTGTGTCGTTGATTAGATCTACAGGTAACCTGTAGTATTCATAAACTAGTTTGTAAGCTTTATCTGGGGGATTAATTAAACCAAACTCTTGATCAGGTGTTTTAAAAACATAAGAGGGTAGTTGTCTGATACTTGTGTTAGTATTATATTCTAAGTCTACATGTTTCTCAAGATATTCTTCATAAGAAATAAGGTTTAACTTTTGAGTTTCGTTGTTTAACGTAGTATCTCTTTTAATTCTAAAACTGTCAAAGTCGATAACCTTAGAGTCTGCTGGAGAACTATATCTAACAATACCAGGTGTTAGTATTTCTTCTTCAGTAACATGATTAAATGGCCACTCAAACTCATGTTGGTTAATAAAACGAATAGATGCATTAACTGCATCTTTAACCATTGCGTATTCACCTTTGGCATTTAAAAAGTTAGCATTAGTACCTGTACCACCAACTAGTTCAACTTCATTCAATCTACGGTTTACGTCATTGACAAGTCCAATATAATCGTATGCCATATTAACGTTCCTTTAGTTTTAGTTTTATACTACGTTCTGCGATACTGCCTGTGCTATCTAACATTCTGCAGAAAAAAGTATACTCTACGTTGTTTTGTCCGCCACCAATGTTAATAGTTGCAACAGTAGGTGTACTTGTTTGAGACACATTTTGTATGCTGTCTGTAGTAGCATTACCTGAAGCTGTAGTTAAAGTTTGACCAGCAGCTAAAAGTGTTTTTGTATCGTATAGGTTAGATTTAACATACCATGTCACAGAACTAATAGTAGCAGTATCTAAAAAACGTGACCAATCAACACTATAATCTAGTTGTTCATCTGGGTCTTTTGTAGGCCAACGAAAGCTCATTTATTAATCCTCATTTGCAAATACAGTTCTGTCTGCGGAGTTTGGTCTTCTCTCTACAAAAACAACTCTGTTCTGCTCTCTAATTCTTACAGTTCTATTTTCGCCAAACAAGTCTATAAAAATTACCCTTGGTTGGTCAGGTATTCTTACTGTTCTTTCTGCTGCAGTAGACATTAAGCTGCCCTCGACACTAGGACTGTACGTCTACGGCTATACTGATTCTTAACAGCTTGGAAGTCAAAGACTACTGCAGTTACAGTGGGGCTTCCTATCTCACCAGTTCCTATAGCTTTTTCTGGTTTCTCTACAATGTGTGTAGTAACACTTCCGACAGAACCTGTAGCCTCTACACCAGTGGCAATCTCTTCTGCAGGTCCACCACCTATTTGACCTACCTGACCTGTGCCTACGACACCAGTAAGTGTTACAGTATTACTATGTTCAAGAGAACCGATAGAACCTGTTACTGATACACCAGTAGGTTTAGCAGCTAGGTTTACTGTAACAGTACCTATAAAACCTGTGGCTTCTACACTCTGTAGTGCTTCCAGTGTTTGTGGCTCTAAAGTACCTATCGTACCTGTTGCAGAAACTCCACTTACTGGAACAGTGTTTACTGATCTGACTGAAAGTCCTGCATCGTTGACAGTAAAGGTAGCTATAACACCTTCAAGCTTTTCTGTCGTATGTACAGTGACAGTGTTGATACTACCTACTGCAGATACAGAACCAATAGGTTCGTCTACATTCGGACTTACAGTTCCTACTGCAGATGTTCCAGTAACACCAGATAAACCTGCAGTGGTGTGTAGTGTCAAACTACCTACAGAACCTGCAGCACCTTGTGCATTGTAGATTGGTTCTGTTACATCTACCTCAAATACATTGAGGTGAATGGTACGAGTGTTAGCTGTAGCACTGACACCCGTAACTTGTACAACTGGCGTTACTCTACCATATCTAGCAGAGCCATACGTACCTGTGCCGTAGATAGCATCTGCTGTATCATAGAACGCCATGTTTTACCTCTTAGGCAATACGAATGATTGCGTTAGAAGCATCTGCTGTTGGGAACTCGAGTGTTAGATCACCTGCTGTAGCAGATACTGTACCGCCAAAGTCAATCACACAGATTGCTGCATTTGATGCATCTGAGTTATAAATAATACAACCGTCACAGGATACTGTAACGTCTGCAAATACTTCATCTGTAAAATCTACAAGAGCAGTTGTGCCTGAAGTACTAATTGTAGCACCGTCTAGGTTTTGTCCACCTGCTGTGTAGTTTGTGCCAGTGGCCTCATCAGAGTTGCCAGTGACATCAGAATAATTCGTTGTTGCTGCACCATACGTACCTGTAGGTGAGTCTTTAATCAATGCAATTTTTAGTGTATCGGTATCCAAATCATGGGTACCGCCAAGAAGCTCTTGTTTAAAACTTGTACACATTGCCGTTGTAATAGCCATGTTTGGATTCCCTTAAATTAAGTACAATGGGGCCAGCATCTAGCCAGCCCCAAGGTTAGTTACTTATTATGCTAGTAGATCACGGTCTACTTCTGCTGCACCTTTACCATCTACATCGGCAATCAAAGCCCATACACGGATCTTACCCGCAGTAGCTGTGCCTGTCAATGTATCAACAGTAACGTCCAGTGTATCTTCCTCACCGATGTATGCAACACCTGGTAGTGAAGGAGCCACAGCACCTACTGCTTTAGAAGCTAGTGCATATGCTGCAACAAACTCGTCATCATCAAGACCTGTACCCAAGTCAAATGTTAGAGCTGTTGCACCTGCAAGTGCTTCAGTTACTTCAACGCCAGCAGCCAAGATGACTGTTTGCGCAGGAAGAGTTGCAACAGTTGTTGCACCTGTTGATGTTAGATCACCAGTTGCTGTCAACTCTTTAGAGATCATACGAAGTCCAGTTAAAGCCATTGTTCAATCTCCCCTTATGCTGCGTTGTACTTGGCAGTAACGATTGCTTCTGGACGAAGAATCTTACGACCGTATAGGTGCATACCACGAACGATGTCAGCAAAGCTGTCTGGATCACGGTATGTTTCAGTCTTGTTGATTTGCTCCGCAGTTGCGACAGCAGAATCATGACCTGCAACAATAGCACCATAGTTAGTGTTTTGGTTTGCAGTACCAGTTGTACCTGGTCCTGTACCTAC